TTTAAGAGCCATTATACAATAATCCAAGTTGAGCCAGAAGGAACTGTAACACTAACACCACTTGATACAGTAATTGGGCCAGCAGTCATAGCGTTCTGACCTGTAGTAATAGTATAGTTAGTATCTACTGTCTGGTCATTTTCCCAAAACACCCTGTCATCACCACCACCTGTAGCACCTGCACTAACAACACCCCAAGAAGTATCACTACCATCTGTAGTTAAATACTTACCTGAATTACCTGTTTGGTCTGGAGTAAAACTAGCAGCAGTTACTGCACTAGCTGCGGCAGCAGTAGCTGAACTGGCTGCATTACTTTCGCTGGTACTTGCTGCACTAGCACTGTTGCTTGCATTAGTCTCTGACGTACTGGCTGCTGATGCACTGTTAGATGCGTTNGTAGCTGACGTAGCAGCGTTGGTAGCAGACGTTGACGCTTCACTAGCTTTAGTTGTAGCTGTGGAAGCAGATGTNGATGCACTACTTGCAGAACTAGCTGCATTGGTTTCTGAAGTAGCAGCATTAGTTTCTGAAGTTGCTGCGTTAGTCTCACTCGTAGCTGCATTAGTAGCTGAGGTAGATGCTTCGCTTGCCTTAGTAGTTGCTGTGCTGGCTGAAGTAGATGCACTTGATGCACTGGAAGCAGCAGCAGTTGCACTGTTACCAGCATTGGTTTCACTTGTAGCAGCGTTAGTTTCTGATGTACTAGCATTACTAGCGCTTGTTGATGCAGCACTAGCAGAATTACTAGCGTTTGTTTCTGATGTAGCTGCTGCACTTGCAGAGTTACTTGCGGCAGTAGCTGATGTACTAGCGTTAGACGCAGATGTAGAAGCTGCTGAAGCAGAACTTGCTGCGTTAGTTTCAGCAGTCTCAGCATTAGTCTCTGCTGTTTCTGCTGCTGTCTGAGCTGTCTGTGCGTTAGTTGCTGCTGTACTAGCAGTTGATGCTGATGTGCTTGCATTGCTTTCTGAGGAAGCTGCTGCTGTTGCACTTGAAGATGCTTCACTTGCTTTTGTAGTAGCAGTTGAAGCGGAGTTAGTAGCTGAGGTCGCAGAGGTAGATGCACTCGATGCAGAACTTGCAGCTTCGTTAGCGGAAGTAGCGGCTTCAGTTGCCTTTGCCGTTACAGCATTAATTGTAATGTCAGTGTTAGCATCGCCAGCACCACCATCACCTCTATATATAGCCATATTATACTTTCTCGCTTAAAATTCTATAAAAAGAAAAGGAGGCCACCTAAGCAGCCTCCCAATCCTGTACCTAATTACTTAGATACTGCGATTACCAAACCGCTTTCTGGACGTACTGTCTTAACACCATACAGTGTATCGGCAGTCATCAAGTCACCCAACCACTCTTGCTTGTATTGAGTTTGAGTACGAACACCCATTTGCTCAACAAGAACCATTGCGTCACGTTGCGCCATAATTGCACCAACAGTGTCAACAGCAGAAGCGCTGTTATCACCAGCAGTTTCAACTACAGGTAGGTTGTTAGATACAAAAATATCTACACCATATAGCTGACCAATTAAGCCATTCTGCACACCCTGACTGCTTACAAAGTCAGAAGATACGTAACGGTCAATACCCATTAACTGACTACGTACTGATGGAGGAATAACTAAGAAACGATTGTCCATAGGAGTATCGTTGTCATCTAACTCTTTTACCAACTCGCGGAAAGCAAGGTCAGTAAACACGTCAGTTACGGCTACAGTGTCAACTGCGTAAGCAGCAATACCATTTGCTCCATCAACGTAGAAGCTGTTAGAGTGGACGAAGTCAGAGCCTGAACCATTGTCATCACCGAAAGTCTTAGCCAATAGGCCAAGGTCAGCGTCTACTTGTTTCGCTAGTGCATAGCCAGCGTCATCAGTGTAGAAAGAACGTAGTGATGGTTGTGATTGTACGTCTGTAATATCTTCAATTAAACGAGAGTACTCGTAGTGCTTGTCGATAGATACCTGTACTTCGCTTTCAGTAGCTGCAATCAATGTTACTTGAGTTGAAGCGGATTTAGCGGAAGCTGAGCCACGAGTAGGCTTAGGGATATGAATAGTATCGCCTTTCTTACCTGCGTGTGACATCTTGTTTACTACATTGGCTAGGACTAAATTGCTTTTGTATGCTGCTACAATTTCGTCCGACCAAATTTCTGGGATAAACGTTGCCGCCGTAGTGTTGGTAACGTGATTAGTTCCTAGTGCCATTTTAAAATACCTTTTATAAGTTTAAGAGTTTATTTAACCCGACCTTCTGCATAAGCTCTGTCAAACTCTTCGACATTACGTTTGTATCGGTCTGGGTCTGTCATCATTAAATTGACTATGTCAGAACGTCTGTAGATTTTACGAGATATTGGTTCTCCTGAACCTTTACCGCCAGTCGTTGCAGCCTTACGTTGTTGCTTACGGTCTTTGTCATTTACTTCTTTAACTGCTTGCACATCACCTTTACGTTCTGCCCAAACTGTTAATAGTTCGTCAGCNGCGTTAAAGTCATACTTGTCAGCTCGTTGTAATAACTCAGTTCGTACTACTGAGGCTTTTACCCATTCTGCAAATGAAGGGTCTTCAATAGTCTTCATAAAGTCTGGGTGCTTAGAATTAAGTTTAGCTAGTACTTCTTGCTGTTGATTTTTAGCAAGCAATTCTTGCATCTGCTTAACTTCTGCGCTGCCTGCAACTGCATTAGCTACAGCTTCCTTTGGATTATCAAAGAAATCTATTTCTGGTTCTGCTTGTTGTGTTGATTGTTTAGCTTCGCTTGCCTTGTTCTTAATAAAGTCATCTACAATTTTACGAAGTTCTCCTACTTCAGCACCCTGACGACCAACTAGCTTTTCAGCTTCTTGGTGCATCTGCACAATATCCTCAATGGATTTGCCGCTATACTTTTCAGGTATTACTGGTTCGTTTGCTTCCTCCGTTATCTCAGGTTGTGTTTCTTCTTCCTCAACCTCAGCAGTGTCAGCATCGTCAAAAATATTGACAAGCTCTTCATCTTCCTGTAAATTTAACTCTTGTTCATTAAGAGGGTCTATTACTCTAGCCATTTAATTAATTCTCCGTACTTATAAAAAGTATTGTGGGGATTAGTATTGATTGTTAGAACCAGCTTTCTCATGCTCTTTTATCCACTTGGTATCTTTATCAGGCCAACCAAAGCCCTTAAAGTGAGCGGGAACGGGTGAGATTATGCGGTTCGATGTGTGACCACACTCAGGACACAAGACTGTTCTTTCATCGGAGCCAGTCATATGTTCAGTTATGTGGTCGTTAGCGCATTGGTAATCGAATATTTTAAATGCCATCCGATACCTCTGCCTCTTCCTTGACAAGCTCATAACCATTGGTTATACTGTCTTGCCAGTTAAGAAGTCTTTGAAATACTTGCATTTGACCTTGAGCTACATGTAACTCTTTAGCGTCTTGTAAAGCAAGTAATTGAATTGTATCTGNTGCGGATTGGACATCAGCCATAAACTGCTCCCAACCCTCCTGCATAAACAATTCAAAATAGGTGTTATAGTATTGTTCTACTTCTGGCTCTAACATTCATTCTCCCTAGTGGTGAAGTTAGTTATATTTATATACTTAATATATTATACCATATTGTCTAGCTTTTGTCAAGGATTTTATTTTTGATTTGCCATTTGGAGCTTGACAATTTCTTCTCGGCTACTAATTTCCTTTTCCTTTAGCTCTAGCTTGGCTACCTCAATAACCTGTTTAAACTCATCAAGTGGCATATTTTTGGCCATAGCCGCAATACGTCTAGTTTCTTCTTCAATAGGAAGTAGCTGAGTTTCAACTTGATTTTGTTGTACGCGAGATACAATTTCTGCTGTTTGAGCTTTTAAGTTTTCTACCGTGGCTTGCGCTGCTGCCATTTCAAGCTGTTGTTTCATTTGCGCGGCTTGTTGTTGTTCAGGGTTAGGCTGATTAGCCTGTCGTAGCTGCTCAATAATCTCTTCACGATTTGAGATACCCATGTTATCTACAATGCTTTCAATTAGCATAGGGTAGCTAGGGCTATCAGGAGACATAGTTTGTAGTAGTTGTACTAGCTGTGTTACTTCGTACTCACGAGCAACAATACCTAACGAACTAGAAGCTACAAACTTGTAATCTTTGATAGGGTACAAGTCTGGCGAAAACTGCATGTAACGGCAAGCTGCTTTCTCTACAAAAGGAATTAAAAAGTTTTCCTGAAAGTTGTTTAAGGTGCGCTTATGTCGTTTAATAATTGCACCCAAGCCCATACTAATACCAGCCGCAGTAGCTTCCCCGTTAATTTGTCCCTGCATTCCAGCACTATCAACAGCGCCCGTAGCTTGCTGTACCATGTTCTGAAGCTGGTTTGCTTGCATAAAGGTTACTTGGTCTAACGAGCCGAACTTAAATGGTTGTAGGATTTCAGCAGGATTGCCATTTGTTAGGAAAGTTTTTCCGGGTCTTACATCTAACTTAGAACCACGAGGCATACGACTAGCATCCACAGCCATCATAGGATGGACTGTAAGAGCCAAAGCATCAATACGTGCGCGTAGCTCAGTGTCTAATGCTTTCTGGCTGTTGTAGGCTTTCTCACAGATGCCACGACCCCAGAATTTAAATGGTACTAAGTCCCAAGAGAAAGCAACCACTGGTCGGTCTTGTTTCATGTACGGGTTAGCTTCCGCTTTTAATAAGGTATCGCCATTAGCAATAACTAAGATTACTTCTGTGTAGCTAGCATCTTCGTCCGTAGGTACAATCTCTTCTACTTCACCATCATCGTCCACCTTAGACAACATGCTAGTAGGTACTAGGCCGTAGTACTTAGTTAGGCGTACCATGTCGTCTTCGTACACCTGTGTAATTTTACTAGCGTCTTCTAGGTCGGTGTCGTAAGCAGTGGTACTTACCTCTACGTCAAAGTAGATACCGTTATCAATACCCTGCTTAACCTGATGGTAGGGAACCATCTTATCAATAGCCACACCTAACGCATCATCAATGTTAGTAGCTAGTGGGTCAATTAAGAAGTTCTGTGGCATAATTGGGTCTAGCTTAACTAGGAAGCGTTCTTTCTCGTACACGCCAAATGCCTTCATACCCATTTCTTCGTTGTCTTCCGTTGCAGGGACAAACTCTTTTACTTCTTCTAATACTAGCTCTGCAATGCCTGTACCAAATACAGCAGCATTGATAAGACACTCAGCTACCGAAGTACGCACCTTAGCAAAGTGCATGTCTTCTTCTAGTTGATTACGTAGGAAACCAATGTCTCGTGGGTTTGGGTCTTGTAAGTCGTCTTTAATATCAAAGAACTTACCACGTCCGAATGTAGCTTCCTCAATCTCTGCAACAGAACTTTCTACTGCTTGCTGTGTGGCAGGAGAGATAAGGCGAGAACGTTCGCTTTCACGCATGGTGTCTGACTTGTCCCAGATACCACGCCAGATACGATAGTATTCGTCATGGGTTTCAGCGTAGTTAGTCTGATAGTGGTCGCGCCAGTTATCACACTTGTTAATTACCCATGCTTCTAATGTTTGCTCGTCCATCATGTCATCATTTTTCATATTAATATCCTGCAATTAAGTCCATTGCTTCAAAGTTATCTTCTTCAAAGTCATAGTAGTAAGTTACTTTAGCTAGTTGGTCAATGTATGCTAATGCGTCAATTAAATCATCATGTACCTGTGGGTTAGGGAATTGGAACAGCTCGTCTAGGAACTCTGCATTCCACTCGCCTTCGTTAATAGTAATACCACCATGTTCAAAACGACCCTGTAATGCAGCTACAATACGGTCAGTCTTTTTCTTATTGCCGTGTGTTAGTTCTTCTATTCTAAAAAACTTACCTCGTTGTTTCATCATATCGGTAAGCGGTGACATAATAGCTTGCTTTGCAATACCCTTCTCAATCCCTACCGCAGCAGGTTGATAGTGCGCTACTGCTTCAAATATTCTTTCGGCAGTTTCCTCAAAAGTCCAACGTCCGTATATAATATCATCCACAAACCAACCAGTCTCACTTACTTTTACACAAGCTATCGATGTGTTATCCAGCCTGCTTTTCTTTTTCTTCTTACCAGCATCTTCAAAGCCAGCCATATCAATAGCTAAGTAATAGCTACCAAACTCAGGCTCCTCCGTATCAACTTTAATCCACTCTTCCTTAAAGATGTCGGAACCCATAGCCTCAAAGGAAGCCATAAACTCTTGCCTAAATGCGTAGCTAGACATAGACTTCTTAGCTACATCAATCTCTGCGGGGTCTAGTATGGGGTTGTCGTAGGATGTAAAGTGCCAAGCATTATACGTTTTGTCCTCTTCCAAACCTGCATACGTATACAGCTCGTAGAAGTGGTTGCGCCCCATAGGTGTACCAATAAACAAAGCACCACCTTTTTGGTCAGCAAGAGCAGGTCTTAGGATTTGTTCCCAAACCTCTGGCTTCATGTCAGCGTACTCGTCCATTACTAGATACTTTAGTGACACACCACGCATAGTCTCTGGTCTGTCTGCACCCTTCAATGATATAGTTGCACCATTTAGAAGTGTAATCTGTAGGTTATTAATGTGACTGCTTTTAATTACTGGGTGTCCTACCTCAAGCAATGCTTGCCACATAATGTCACGA